CGAGGGCCGCAGCATTATGGGCATGTGGGCAGAGTTTGAAGGCAAACCACCATCCGGCTCAGGATTCAATGGCTTCTGCATGCTGGCGGACAAGCTGGAGAAGATCCGGCTTCGCCAGATGCCTGAAGAGTTCGCCCGGGCCTACTATCGTTTAAGCCGCATGGCCAGCAGGGCGCCAAAGCAGGTAGATGCCCTTTGTGTCGATCGCTTCTATCGAGGCCGGACCAAGGTGGCCATCGATCCGTTTACCGAGAAGCGCTATGAGATCCACTGGAACGACTACGCTTGTGCCCAGCTGCTCGGTTGCTCCGTGAAGGTATTCCAGCGGAGGGTCACAAAGGGCTATGGCCAGCTCGAATCCCTGCTCGGTTATCAGGAATCTGCAGCCGCATGACACTAGATGTTGACTTCAGGGGTCCAGCAGATACACTATTTGGTAGCTGGTCAAACTGACCTCGAACGAAACCGCCCTCCCCTTGGAGCTGGCGGTTTTTTTGTGTCCGGACCAGATACGACGTGCGGCCTGCCGGGCATAACCAATAGCCGCTCGGTGAGGTTGGCGCCCTCTTTACAATTCAGCAGCCGCAACCACACATGACTATTCGCCCGCCGCCGAGCGGGCTTTTTTATGCCTATGAATCGCCAACTACTCAGATCACAGCTGGAGCGCCACGAAGGCCTCCGACTGAAGCCCTACCTCGACACAGTGGGCAAGCTGACCGTCGGCTATGGTCGCAACCTGGACGACGTGGGCATCAGCCGTGATGAGGCTGACTTCATGCTCGACAATGATATCGACCAGGTCGAGCGCCAGCTGGAGACGGTCGACGAATACCGTGATCTTGACACTGTCCGCCAGGCAGTGATCGCGAACATGGCTTTCAATCTGGGCTTTGCTGGGCTCATGGGCTTCAAGAACATGTGGAGCGCAATCGACCGCAGAGACTGGGAGCGTGCAGCAAAAGAAATGCTCAATTCGAAATGGGCCCGCCAGGTTGGCGTGAGAGCCGTTGAGTTGTCGGAAATCATGCGGACTGGCGAGGTTGGCGGTGTCTGAAGTGAGCGATCGCAGAGGTTGGCACATCGATAAGGGCATTCCCATCGCAGTCCTGGTGACAGTGGTGCTGCTGGCGGTCTCCATCGCCAGGGACCAGTCCAAGCAGGATGAGCGGCTTTCACTGGTTGAGAGCTCTGTGCAGACGCTGCAGCAGGCCCGTATCAATGACCAGGAGCGAACTCAGAAGACGTATGACGAGCTCAAGGTCGATATCAGGCGGATGAACGAGAAGCTCGACCGCCTCCTTGAAAGCCAATATGGACGCAACTGAAAGCCATCCCGATCCGAATCGCTGGTGGAAGCATCGTCGGCGCGGGTACTACACCGGCAAGTGGTGGGCAATCTTGCAGACGCCATGCTGGGTCCTCCTGGGCATTTACGATTCGAAAGTCCTTGAGTCCATGGGGGTGGTGGTCGGTTGGTCCTACGGCATCAGCGCCACCCTTATCGTCAGCTACTTCGGCAACAACATCGCTGAGGCCTGGGCAGGCAAGGTGAAGCAATGATTCCTTTCGGACCAAAAGCAAAACTGATCGGACTGGCTGTGGCCATCGCGGCAATCGGGTACGCGGGCTGGATGGCCAGAGGCTGGTTCGAGGACAGCAAAGACCTCGCAGCCATGGAAGCGCAGCAGGCGCTGGCCGCTAAGATCCGCGAGGACATTGGTGGCATTTCCACACAGGTGGAGGACCGCCTGAGCAAGCTCAGGGCCAACGAGCGCATCATCGACCGTGGAGTTATCCGTGAGATTCAGAAGCCGATTTATAAGCGCGTGTGCTTTGAGCCTGAGCTTGTCC